TATCACGAATGATTTATTCATAAAAAAACCGACATTGATGTAGGTTGGTTTTAATTTATTTGTAGAATCTACGTTTAATTGGTTATTATTTAAAGCGCATTTTTTGAATACAATGTTATCTGTTGGAGATATGAAATAACTTTTTTTTAATAAAAATATATTTGATTCATCTTTCATATTTTCATCTACTAGACAAAATGCAATATTGTCATTATCTTTATCTAACCATTCTTGAATATTAAATTCATCCAATGTTATAGGTTCGATTCCCTTTTTACTAATTAATAAATCCATATATATATATTAATTAGTGATATATTTTTAAACGGCTAAAGGTATAAAATAAATAATAAAGATTTTTATAGTTGTTTTAGTTTTTCTTTGATTTTTTTAGCAAACTCTACTGGATCATACCAATACGTTCCTACCATAGTATTGATGTTTTTCTCGTCAAACGTTTCATCGCCTTCTACGAAATTAATTCCAAAAACGGCATAGGATGGAATCGTTGTTGCACCTATGCGTTTACCAATTTCCTTTGTCTTTTTTGATACCTGTCTTTTTTGTAGGTTGCAATGATTACATAGACATTGAAAATCGTTCATTGTCTGTGTTTTTGAATCAAGGACTCTTGGGTCGTTATAGAGGTCGTTTTTATGATCAGTCACCAGGTCTGAATGACTTCCACACACGACACACCCCATTTTTTTATGATATTCGTGAATATCCTTTCGAATAGGCCGTGCCGCCCCATACAAATGATCATCGCTAAAACCTACTGTTCGAAGGGATGTAATCGCGCGGTCCCCTTGTTTTTCCCACAAATAGCGCTTGTCCGAAAAATATACGCCGTGGCGGGCTGCTCCATTTTTCCCCCAGTCTAGCATTGTGTTTTCTGCAATCTTTTCACGGGATACCCATTCAGAATGGCCTTGTGCATCGGGTTTAAACAAGTTATCTACAGCAGCTTGCTTCTTAGTTAGCTTCACGTGAGTAATTATATTTTGTGTTTTTGTGAGATCCATTGGAGAGCCTGACTTTGGTATTTCCACGGCAGATTGCACGGAAGTATTCGTAATTGTATTTTTCAATAATATTGAATTCATGATATATATTTGTGATATAAATTACTATTATAATTTATATCAATTTTTTTGCAAAGTTCGGCTTATTATTCACATTTAGAATAATTGGTAATACCATCCCATTGAATATCATTTGATTTTGCCCAACTTCTCTTTGCACAATCGGGGGTTGTTCCCATTGCTGCCCACGAATTATGATTAAAATCTATGACTGCTCTTTTACTAAATATCGACTCATTGTATCCAATTGTTGCTTGTGAATTAGTTAAATCAATTTGTTCATTGCTTTGATTCATTAAAACGCCCACGTTCTTCATTGTATCATGAGGTATTTCACAATATACATTTTCTTCTCCATTATCTCTTTTTTTAATTCTTGCAACCCAATTGTCAGGACACGAATTTTTAGCAGGAGGAAACGATACCATATTCCCCCCTGAAATACTTTTATCCGCCATCATAATTCCCATATATGCTAAAATAAGGATCAGAAGAACAGTTGCTACCATTATTACAATTTTATAAAACATTTCCATATTGATTATATACTATACAAATAAATTTTATTTGGCGCGCCTTTTTTCGAAATCAATATTGAAAAAAAAAGGAAAATAGATATGATATACCAAAGGTTAATCCAAATAAAAATATCAAACTAGCGACAAATACAGATAATATCAAAATGAAAAATAAAACATAATCGAGCAGGGTTCTCTTCATTCTATAATCTTATTTTAGATTATATACTAAATATTTAGTGTATTTATTTCTTTGTAATGTATATATTAGACAAATGAATAAGAATCCTGTTAGTATAGATCAAAATGATAAAATATTAGATATTACCACTATGAACGGACGAGTAAATATAGTTGATATTCCTTACGATGTTAAATTTCAAATGCAGGAAAAAATAGCTATCAAAAATAAAGCAAGCGAGTACAGAGAAGCATTAAATGGCGTTTTGGAGAATACTATGTTGTCCCTGGCATACTTCTCTGCAGAAAATATTCAGATAATACAAAACGCTTTACGCGCCGGAGTTCATAAAATGTCAAATGGCGGGATCGTTATCCCTCCGCAAAATCTGGATACGTTGAAAATTATTATGAGGAGTATCTATTTGCAATATGCAGAGCATTCTGAACACGATATCCCTGGACAGATACAACGACTAAATAAATTAGTTTTGGATTATGCAATTCCGAATGTATATAACGAAGCGGAAGGGTATATTAAATATTGTAGAGATCAAAGCACATTGGCTACTCCTATGGAATTACCTAAACCTAGCGATCGAGTATATAAACAATTAGAATTAAAACCCTGGGTATAATTATTGTTGAATAACATAATAGGGTATCCAGTATGATTCGCTTGCTACCAATTCATTTACTTAGATTCTAACGGTAAGCGCGCTACAAATTATATAAGAATATGTACTTATATAATTTCAAAATTTGTTTTACTGACTCAGTGTATTTCAGTATATCTTTTTAATAAATAGGCACACTAGGATCAATCGCACGATTAGTGTTGTGAATTACATAACTTTTATCCGAATCGTACATTACCATTCGCTTTACAAGTTCATCAAACCCTATCTCTGGTTTCCATTTAAGTATCGTGTTTGCTTTTGTAGAGTCTCCCAATAACTGTTCTACTTCAGCGGGACGATAATATTTTGAATCAATAAATATATACTCCTTGCCGCTATTTTTATCATAACCGATTTCATTGACCCCTTCTCCTTTCCATTGTATATGAATATTCCTTAATGCAAAAGCTTTTTCAATAAATTCTCTGACACTGTGTTTTTCATTAGTAGCCAATACAAAATCATCAGGATCGTCGCTTTGGAGCATTCTCCACATTCCTTCTACATAATCTTGCGCGTGTCCCCAATCTCTTTCGGCATCAATGTTTCCCAGTACCAATTTATCAGTTTTTCCAGTAAGAATTTTATTCAAGCCAATTGTAATTTTACGAGTCACAAAATTATGTCCCCTTCTTTCAGATTCGTGGTTGAAGAGAATGCCATTACAGGCAAACATACCATATGATTCACGATAGTTTTTAACAATCCAATAAGAATATAATTTTGCTACACCATATGGCGAGCGAGGATAAAAAGGAGTCGTTTCTTTTTGAGGAACTTCTTGCACTAGACCAAATAACTCACTCGTTGAAGCCTGATAAAATCTTGCAATCTTTTCAAGATTATTACTTCTTATGGACTCTAATAACTTCAATGTTCCAAAAGCGTCTGTGTCTGCAGTATACTCGGGCATTTCAAACGATATTTTTACGTGAGATTGTGCAGCCAAGTTATATATTTCAAGTCTGGACATATCTTGGTATTTATGTTTTATATTTGATAGAATGGACGATAGACAAGAACTATCTGTCAAATCTCCATAATGTAAAAAAAGGTTTTTATTTTCAAAAATATGTTCAATACGATGTGTATTGATAGAGGATGAACGCCGAATTAAACCGTGTACGGTATAATGTTTGCTTAAAAGTAATTCTGCAAGGTAGGACCCATCTTGACCAGTAATGCCGGTAATAAATGCGACTTTTGTCATAATACTAAGTAAACATAAAAAATGTTTATATTCTTATACATATTTATAAATTTTATTCAATGAGTACCCCTCGATTACTTCTTCTTTGTAATTTTCATCTTTTTAACTACCTTCTTCTTCTCGCCACCTCCTAATTGAATCTTTTCTCTGATTAACTTGTATTTGTCATATTCAGTAGATAACTTCGTCAACTCTCTATACCAAATCGTTTCAACCGATGTTTTTCGTAGCGTTTCGATATCCGCTTCTGTGGTTGCTTTCTCTGCCATAATATTGGCGACATTTTCTTCCGTCACAGAATCCATCGGCATCTTGACCATGTATTTGTAATCGCCATCAATCTTATCATATTTCTTGCCGGATAACAGTTCATTGACGGCATCAGACTTCATACGACGAAGATCAATGGAACCAGTCAACGTCTCCTGAATATACTTGGCACGATTCGACAAACGTACCAGACGATGCTCCATTTCACTTAATTGCGCTGCCTTGCGTTTTTGATATACATCAATGCGGACACCATAGAATTCGTCGATGATCTCTTGCACATCCCGGTATTTATGCAATTTGCAATCTTTGTCGAACATATGCATGTTTGTGGTGCTGAGAGAAGACTGCAATTTCAAGAGTTTTTCTACACCGTTGCAGCCAGTCGCGTCTACTGAATTTTCTAAAATATCTAACTTCCCTCTAGGAAACACAACACGAATATCGATGCTCACCTCTGTGCATACCGACGAGAAGTCCTTCAATACTGGACTGCCGCGCTTGCCTGTTTTATTATCAACAATGCCATCTGCCAATGTTTCAAGATAACTAATATACGACATTGTCCATGTGCCTACGGGCAATTCAGTAATGCGAATTTTATCATCGCCCACTTTTTCATAACACCCCTTAACCAAGAATTTATTATCTTCCGATCGACTGACCGTTCCATTAAACCCTTCGTAATAAGGGATGAAATCATATTCATCGGTAGGTCGATTTTTGAGTTTGTCTTGTAGATAAAGAATAATCTGCTTGGGATTATATGGAGCAATGTTGCACGAGAAACCAGTTCCAATGCCAGAAATACCATTAATAAGAGCAAATGGGATGATTGGTACATAATACTCTGGCTCTACCAATGTACCATCATCATTCTGATAATTCAATACCGCATCATCAACATCCGGAAAGATATATCTAGTAAGGGAATTCAACTGTGTGAAAATATATCTCTCCGATGCACTATCGTCTCCTCCGTGCAAACGAGTTCCAAACTGTCCATTGGGTTGCAATAAATTCACGTTATTCGACCCCACATAATTCTGAGCCATATTGACAATCGCGCCGTTTAGACTTGCTTCACCGTGATGGTATGCACTGTGTTCTGATACATATCCTGAAAACTGAGCAACCTTGATTTCACTGGTCAGCTTCCTCTTGAAAGCTGAGAATAAGATTTTTCGAAGAGAAATTTTCAAACCATCTACCATATTGGGAATCGACCTGGCACAATCATATGTGCTGAAATGAATCATCTCATTATTAATAAACTCTTCATATTGGATAGATGAATGGCTCGTATCTAGATACGCATTTTTGTCATAATTCTCTAACCAGACTTTGCGGTCGTCTGCCCGCTTTTTATTGAACACTTTATCAATGCTATCATCACTTGATTTGCCGTTATATACAAAATCAACAATCTTTTTGTTTGCAAAATAGTCTTTGAATTCAGCAGAGGTTGACGTTCCAAGTCCCTTGAAATACTTGACATTCCATCCTTTTGGTCCGTCTTCTCCAAAACTCCTTTTCCAGTCATTATATTCACCGTCATTATAAAACAACTTCACCTGAGCACCTTTCTTTGCGCGGAGAATAGGAGTATTCATAAAAGACAAGAACCCGGGTATCTGTGTAAGAGACGCCCATTCACTATGAAACATATTGATACATAGCCCCTTAATATGGGACCCATCCAAATCTTGATCCGTCATATACATAATCTTTCCATAACGCAAGTTCTTATGGACGTCTTGGATCGACTCGTATTCTTTGCCGGATTCTAGTCCTAGAATCTTCTTGATATCATTGATTTCCTTGTTTTCTGCGATCTTTTTCAATTGCTCACCACGAACATTCAATAACTTACCCTTCAATGGATAGATACCAATTGTGTTTCGGTCATCACTGGACAATCCAGATACAATACCGGACAACGCGGAAAGTCCCTCGCACAAAATGAGAATACAATCTTTTGAATTGACCGTTCCGCTCATATTCGCGTCGACAAAATTGGCAATCCCACGGACATTACGCGTCTTAGACCCATCTGTCTTTTTTGCCAATTTTGATTCCTTTGCCTCTGTAATTGAACAAGCAGCCTCCATTACTCCCATTTTGGCAACCTTTTCGATAAAATTATCACTAACTGTACACGCAGATCCAAATTTAGCAGAAGGAGTATTCATATAATCCTTTGTTTGACTGTCGAATGAGGGATTGACAATATTACACCGTAAGAACAAAATTAACTGCTCCTTGATGGCATTTCCATTTACCTTAATCTTTTTCTTTTTTTCAATGTAATCGCATAATTTTCTTACAATTTGTCCAGTAATGTAATCTACGTGCTTGCCTCCTTTAAATGTACAGATTCCGTTCACAAACGAAACTTGCATATACTCTTGGGTTGGTGCTAATGCAACCGCATATTCCCAATGTTCGTCGGGATTTTCATATACACGTTTCCCAGTATCTTTGGGACCAATATACAAATCAATATACTGTTGAAAATTTTTAACTGGAATTACATTGGAATTATAAGAAATTTTTACCTTTTTAATGGAATGATCAGTTACCGCGCCAATATCGAATACCCTTTTTTTCAATAAAGCCAACATATCGCGTGTTAATCCTTGAATACCCAATCGTTGATAATCCGGTTTGAACGATACCTTGGTATAGGGCTTAGATGCAGATATTTTTGTAATTTTTGGCGGGTCTATTTTGTCCAAATTATTATGAAATTCCTGTACATATTTCAATCCACGAACATGGTCTACGGTTTCAACTCGCCCGTAAGTCGACCAAATCAATACAAGTTTGAAACCAAATCCATTTTTTCCACCTACTATTTTCTTTTCTGTCTTATCATAATTGGTTGATGTACGCAGATGCCCAAAAATCATTTCGGGAATCCAAATATTGTATTCTGGGTGTTTAGCGATATCAATGCCATTCCCGTCATTTATAAGGGTAATGGTACCATCGTCGCTAATATCAGTTTCAATGTAAGATACAAACTTTTTTTCTAGCATATTGGATTGTATCATACGAATTACGTGATCGCGACAATTTACAATACCTTCATCAAATAATTTATACAAGCCTGGAATATATTCAATCGTTCGTAAGTCAATACGATTCGTTTCGTCGTTGTATACCCACATGTCCGCATCCACATTTTCAACTGAGCCAATATAGGTATCGGGATTATCAAGAATATGTTGTTTATCTGTCTTCTGTTGGTACTGCTGCGCAAGCACGGTGTCTGCATCATTCATTTTTTTGCTCATATTGAACTGTCTATATAAGTGAATTATCGATATCGATTCTATATCAATTTTTATATTTCGAACATTTTGTATTCTCCGGTTTATATATACAATGTTTAATATTATACGTTATTGTGAAGCACAAAAAAACAATAAATGTATCAATCACTACTCGAATTTGAAAACTGCCAACAATGATCCATCTATTACACGAAAAATGCGGTATGCACACATTTCTAGAAATGGAAAATACAAAACGATAACACGTAGGCAAGAAATCGAAAATACGGAGGTTGAACGGGAACTGAATTTTCATCCTATGTTCCAAGTTGAAAGTATTTCTTCGGTAAATTAATAATATTATGTTTAGGTAATATATAATGAAACGACCAGTAAGAGCATTAGATGGTACTTATACGATTAATGGAATAAAATACAAAGAATTATTTGGTTCTCGTGAACAAGTTGTAAATGGCACAGCATATAAAACGAGTGGGGAACTTACCAACGATGATTTGATTATGAATAAATGGGGGCGTATTGTTTCCAAAAATAAGCATATTTCGGCAACAAAAGAAAAACGTTTGGAAAAATATGGATTTACTGCTACGAAGGGGAAATTTGGTTGCGTTAGAAAAACAAAACGTAAAGGGAAAACTCTTTATGAAAAGTGTACAAAAAAAAGGAAAGACACACAAAAGAGAAAAACGCAACGAAAAAAAATAATCGGTCAAAGTATTTAGCAAATATATTATAGACAAAAATCTATAATATATAATATATAAAGATGCAATTAATTGGATCAAAACGCCAGGTATGGAATCGTACCGCTAAAAAAACTACGTATGGTAAAAACGGTTTACAGAGAAATCAGTTAATGAAACATAAAGGACGAGTTATTTCTAGAAAAAAACACACACAGGGCAAAAAGGCCATTAAACATTTGCGCAAGTTAGGATTTATTGCGAAAAAAGGGACCTTCAGATTATTCAAAAAAAGCGACGCAAGGAAAACTGCGCGTAAAAGTAGAAAAAATATGAAGTAGGATCTGACATCAAAACAAATACCATTCAGGCACTAGTTGCCTATTATCTACTATATAATTTTCATACTGGTCAAAAATGTATTTTTCAAAGTAAGATTTACTAACTATGCGACGATTTGTTGCAGGCATTTGAGACAAATTACTAGCAGATGTTTTGGAAATGAAATTACAATAATATTTGTAAGCATCGTAAATACTTATATTACTATAAATAGAAGGTGATCTTCTACTTATATCAATGCCATTATCTAATTGTTCATATTGTACTCTAGTGCGCTGTCTCATATCGTCTAACGCTACTTGTATATCTAATTGTTTATCCCATAGAAGGTTGCGAATGCCCGATAGATATTTATCTTGTTCCACTTCGACAGATGGGTAATAATAAGTAATAATATCTATTATTTGCTTGTCATTCATATTTGTATAGTGATTGTTATTACTTTGACACCAGTGTTTATACAATATGATGAGTTCATCTATTTCTAGATCGGTTTCATTTTCATCAAATACAATTGTATCTGACCAAAATTGTAAAAAATATTGTATGCTTGGCAATGATTTACTGAAAATACCAGTAAACGTGTCGGTATCTTCGTGATAATGGACGGACAATTTGTCAATCAATATATTTTTCAACTCGTGGAAAAATATAACCGACGGAATATGTTGCACATCTAGAAATCGTTTCCATAAATATTGCATATTTTTCCATGTAATTTGTGAATTCGTCGTATTTTTATCAATATATTCATTGATGAAATCTTCCACTAGTGTTTCTGCGCTCGTATTTTTGACGAGAAAGACCAGGTCTTTCAATGAGTCGTCGTCGCAATGATTCTCCAAATATTGGTCAGAAGAGTCATATCGATTTGAATAATGACAAGCTACGCACAAAATATCTATCATATGATACTTCAAAATATTACTCCACATTGATTCATATTTGATATTATCTTGAATATTTAATACACGAAAAATATCATAATCATGATCGTGATATTTATATTTAAACGTTTGGGATAAATTCAATCCCACAAACATATTAGATAAATTATTCAACGTTCTAATAAAATCCTTGGCATTTTGGTTTACATAATGAACTAAATGATTGTTTTTTTTTAATAAATTATCCCCCAATATACATAAAAAATATTTGACTGCGCT